ATACCGAGAAAGAACTTGTACACAATAATATGGCATACTCAGAAAAAGTTGTAGATCACTATGAAAATCCCAGGAACGTCGGATCTTTTGACAAGAGCGATACTGATATTGGTACTGGTATGGTTGGCGCACCTGCTTGCGGAGATGTAATGAAATTGCAGATCAAAGTGGTAGATGGAATAATTACAGATGCAAAATTTAAAACATATGGTTGCGGGTCAGCCATTGCATCAAGTTCCTTGATCACTGAAATGGTCAAAGGCATGACATTAGATAATGCTTCACTGATTAAAAATTCTGAAATTGCTGAAGAACTAGCCCTGCCTCCTGTAAAAATACACTGTAGTATTCTTGCTGAGGATGCTATCAAAGCCGCAGTTGAAGACTACAGAAAGAAACATGACACAACGCATCTTAATTGATAAGCTGGAATTTTATGTTACAAACGTTTGTAACTTGACCTGCACTGGCTGTAATCGCTACAACAATTATAAATTCTCTGGATGGCAAAGTTGGGATGAATATGGTCCCATACTAGAGCGTTGGGCAGAGAAAATTGATATCCGTCATCCTGTGATTCTTGGCGGCGAGCCCTTGCTTAATCCAGAAATCAACAAGTGGGTGGAAGGACTAAAACGCCTGTGGCCCGATCACTCTGGCGTACAAATACAAAGCAACGGCACACGCATTGACAAAGTCAAAGGCTTGTACGAAGCACTGGGCAACGGCCAAGGACACTGGATTGGCATCAGCATACACAATCCCGACGACAAAGAAGAAATCTTTTCACGCATTAGAAACTTTCTAACCGCACCTATTGTGGAAACCAGTGATCCCAATCATCCCATTGGGTCTGACTTTCAGTTTACCGATGTGAACAAAAACTATGTGCATGCCTGGATGAGCAACAAGTTTGTACAAAGCAATATCCTAGAACTGCCCAATGGACGATTTGGGCTGTACAACAGTGATCCTGTCAAGGCACATGATAACTGTGCATTTGCTCGTTTTAAAAACTATCACATGATCCGTGGTAAAATTTACAAGTGCGGTCCTGCTGCCTTGATGCCTGAATTTGATGATCAGTATCAATTTGATATCTCAGACGAAGACCGCTTGTTAATGAGAGGTTATCAACCCTTGACCGTTGACGAGTTTGATACCCGTGGTGCTGAGTTCTTGGGCAATATTGACAATGTAATTGATCAATGTAAGTTTTGTCCTGAGTCATATGACTACAAGCCTATTACGTTCACTGACTTGAAAAAGCCCTGGCGTCAAGACATCACAGTATTATGATCACAGTAACAGATATAGCAGCCAATAAGATACTGAAGAGTATTGCCAAGCGTGGCAAAGGTCAGGGCATTCAAGTGGGTGTCAGAACCACTGGATGTTCAGGCCTGGCCTATGTGTTAGAATATGTAGACAATCCCAACTTGCATTGTGTTAGGCACTACGATAACAATGGGATTAGGATATTTGTAGATCCCAAACACATACCATACCTTGACGGCATGACAATAGATTTCAAACGCAATGGACTCAATGAAGGATTTGAGTTTATCAACAAGAACGAACGTGACCGCTGTGGATGTGGGGAAAGTTTTAGAGTTTAAATGTTTGAAAACAAAATACAGTGGATTCGAGATAATTCACATCTTTGCGTATGGCCTTTTAAAAACTACGACTATCGTATGGGGCAAAACAAGTTAAAAATCACAGTATGCTGTAATCTTGACCTAAGCATGATTGATAATGAAATCGATACTGACTTCATTGAATCAATGAAACACGAAATAATCCAAGAAAAAAAATTACCAGCGGCTTGTCACTTGTGTTCTAGTGTTGAAAAAACTGGTGCACAAAGTGAGCGCATTAAATTTTTTGTAGGCAACGAAGATAAATTAAATTTAAAGTTCAGTCAGGATTTTAAAAGTGAAGAATTTCAAGTAGGAATGAAATTTTCCAACAAATGTAATCTGGCATGCCGCAGTTGTAATGAGTACGATAGTAGTCTATGGTCAGAAAAAATGCGTAAACCATTGCACTACATGGAGAGGAATTCTCAGTATGATATTGCCGAAAATCCCAGGTACTGGCAGTCAATGACTGACATGATCAGACAAAAATATGCTACTACAACAAATTTCATGATTCATCCCATTGGTGGCGAAACAATGATTCAACCTGGATTTCGAAAGCTATTGAATTGGATGATTGATGAAAATCTAGCGGATAACACACGTATTTTGTTAACTACCAGTTTGGCAGTAAATCTTGAAGAGTGGAGAGAAATATTTTTAAAATTTAAAGAAGTTGCACTATTAGGCAGTGTTGACAGTGTACACGAGAATTATCATTATGTTCGCTGGCCTGCTAAGTTTTCAAGAATACAACGAAACCTTGAAGAAATAGAAAAAGTTGAAAAATTGTTTCCTGGCAAATATCGATTGTTTATCACTCCGGTGTTTTCGTTGAATAACATTTTTTATATAACTGACTTTTTGGATTTCTGGTTTGAGTGGAGTAACAAAAATAACATTCAGGTAACTTTGCAGACAACACATATAAATCGTCCTAGGCCGCTCATGGTTGAATCATTGCGCAGTGAGTATATAGGCCAGTTGATTCCAATCATTGAATCAGCAATCACACACCCGTTTTTTAAACAAACCAATCGGCCAGAAATTGAAGTGCAATTAGAATATTTTAAATCAATGCTGAGTATCTTAAAGAACACAACAGATGTTTCGGATAAATTTTTTACTGACTATTTGAAATTCACTGCTGATTACGATAAGAGAACAGAAACCAGTAGCAGAATTTTAAACAGCCGATTGTTTGATTTACTATCTCCACAAGATCTAGAAATCTATGACAATTATTACAAAGTTGTAGATGTTGCTAGGCCAGTGTATAACATTAACTACGATATAGAAGATTTTCACCATTCAACAAACTAATGACAAAATTAATCAACAGATATAATTATCACTCAATACCACGAGTGGTAGTTGAAGGCAAGCGTTTTTATTCCACACCCGACGGTAAAAATTTACCTAGTGTAACAACCATACTTGACAAGACCAAAAGCGAAGAAAGTCGAGAAGCACTGAATCGATGGCGACGCAGTGTGGGTGCAGAAAAAGCACAACAGATTACCACCGAAGCTGCCAATCGCGGCACACGCATGCACACCTATCTTGAAGACTATGTAAAGACAGGTGAAATCAAAGAACGCACTAGCAATCCTTTTTCATGGGCTAGTCATGCCATGGCGCACGTGGTGGTGGAAAAAGGGTTGAAGAATGTGAATGAATTTTGGGGCATCGAAGTTCCGCTATACTTCCCCGGAATCTACGCCGGCACAACAGATGGCGCCGGGATTCATTTAAATGAAGAATCAATCTTGGATTACAAACAAACCAACAAACCCAAAAAGCGTGAATGGATTGACGATTACTTTGTGCAGTTGTGTGCGTATGCCGAAGCACATAATGAAGTGCATGGTACACGAATTCGAAAGGGTGTGATTCTCATGTGCGTGAAACCCGAAGTTGATGAACAGTTCAACATCATTAAACCCCCAGAATATCAAGAGTTTGTGCTTGAAGGCGCAGAGTTTGACAAGTACAGAGATTTGTGGTGGCGCAAGGTTGAACAGTATTATCTGCTAAATACGTGATCAACTGAGGAATCATCGTGGCCATTTTACAAATATCTAGAATTACCCAACGCAAAGGTCTTGCACAGGATCTACCACAGCCATTGGCTGGAGCCGAATTAGGCTGGGCCATTGATGAACGTAAATTATACATTGGCAACGGTGAGCTTGCTGAAGGTGCTCCGTTTGTTGGTAACACCGAAGTATTGACCGAGTTTTCTGACCTACTGAGTTATGTCACTGCTTACACCTATCAAGGTGATGCAGCCGGATACACAGTACAAACAGGTGCTACATCGGGCAATCCAGTAACACAAAGCATTCAAGCTCGATTAGACAGCTACGCTATTGTTACAGATTTTGGGGCAACAGGCGACGGAGTAACCGACGACACTGCCGCTATTAATCGTGCATTGTATCAGATATATTGCCGCCAGACCAACACGCAGATTCGTAGAAGTTTATTTTTTCCAGCAGGAACATATCTAGTAACTGGTACTATTCTTGTGCCACCATTTGCGCAATTGTATGGCGAAGGCTCTGACTCCAGCATCATCAGTTTCCAGGTCAACAACTGGGTGACATTGACACCATATGCATCAGGTGTTATGGTTTATTACACAGTTAATGGTAACTATTATCGATCTAAGTCAGTAGTACCAGCTGAAGATCCTACCAGTCCAGGAAGTCCTATTGCCCCAACAAACACCACCTATTGGGCGCTGGAAGACTTGCCAGAGTATGTGATACAAACCGCAGACAGTTTACAGCAAACCGGAGTAAGCATTGGCACCAATGGTGCTCTCCCGCCACAAAATATCGGAATGGTTAATATGGCAG